TGCAAGTCCGTTATTTGCTACAACAAACACTCCTGTAGAGTTGCTTGCAAGACCGTTGTTAGCTACAACAGCTAGTGTTGGTGTTGATCCTTCACCTGATGCTGTTCCAGAAAGACCGTTGCCTGCTGTTACATTTGCAACATAATCACCAGTTGTATCGACACCAAGTGCTATAGAATTTGCTGCAATTGTTGCAGTCAGCGTACCGTTTGCTAAGTTTGTAAGAGTTACAGAGCCAGTTAAATCACCAGCAAGAGTAATAACAGGGTCTCTATTAATTGTTCCTGCAATACTTACATTAGAATTGAATACGGTGTTTGTTCCACCAAACGTATTATTACCTGTGTAGCTACCACTTCTCGACAGTGTGTCGGACATTGCATTGGAGTAAGCGTTCGCTGCTTTATCCTCAGTATATGTTCTCAAATCCGAAGCAGAATTACCACCAACCGTGGCTGCATTTACAGAAGTGACTGATGCACCATTACCGCTAAATACCAGCCCTGAAGAAATTGTTAGAGCTGTACTATTTGTTGTGGAAAGAGTTGTTCCACCAATTGTTTTAACTACAGTGGTGTTAGCTTCAATTGTTGCGGTGCTGGTATTACCCTGCAAGAATATTTTTGCATAATTACTATCAGTGAAGCTACCACCAAAAAGACTCAACGCACCGTTGTTTGCTTCCCAACCACCTCTCACCTCCATGGTGGTGTTGGAGAGGTTAACCAGTTGGTTGTTAGACGTTTGTCCAATTAAAACACTACCACCACCTGCAACTCCAACAAACAAATTAGCTTGGATTCCTACAGTACCATTTTCTGTATTGTAGTTGGTTGTTATGTTTCTAGAGCCATTTGTACCAGCAACATACTTTAGTAAAACATTATTGGAGACAGATAGATCTCCGTTTACTTTATCAAACGTGAAGTTTGCAGATCCGTTAGCAAAACCAGAGTCGTTGAACTGTACTTGAGTGTTTGATCCGGAAACGGTTCCAGGTCCCCAATAAACTGCAGACCCATTTGATGTTAAAACTGTTCCATTGGCGCCAGATGATCCATTAGCATAGACAGAAGTAGGAACAAGGTTAGCTACAATAACCTTGTCGATGCCGCTGGTTGAGTTTGCAACAAGTGCCTGATTAGCTGTCAGGGTACCTGGAACCCTTTCACCAGCAATTGCAAGAATACTACCCTCGTCGCCGATGAAGAGTATGTTACCGTTAGACGTATAAGCCAATTCACCATTAGCCAACGTTGGTGGTGTTGCTGTATCCGTTGATCTCTTAATCTGGATTAAGTTTGCCATTTCCCTACCTTATTTTTGTTCTTTTTTAGAATGTGCCACCATCAAGATTACCTAAATTACTAAAAGAAATCTGATCTACAACATATTTATCATCCGAAGCTCTGTACATGAGGACAGCGCCATTTGCGGGTGAAACCCCCTCCTCAACATCGTCGAGCAAATCAAGTCTGTTTGGTCTGGTGGTAAGAGTAACTGGCGCAGATGCCTGGATCTGACCGTTGCTAGTTCCTACTCTTGCGGTTATGTTTGAGCCTGTTACTAGCCTCACTCTTGCGTTATTAACACTCATTTATCTTGTGACTTCTGGAGTGACTGTTACTATTCCCTCTACAATTCTTGATACCACATTTGCAGCACTAACTATCTCCACATCGTAAACATACCTACCTGGGGTAAGGTTGGCAGTTTGAACTGGTGTTAATGATAGAGCAACTGTTCCTTCAGATGTATTCAAGACAACTGTAAAACTCTGAGAGTTGGAAGATGTATAGTGTTTTCTCATCTGCGATCTACCAGTATATCCAGTAAGATCTATAGCATCTCCATTTTCATCAGTAAGAGAAATACTCGTAGAAAACGTAGTACCCTGATCAATAACAATATTAGCCTTTGTTGCCATTTTTTAACTCGTCTAATTGTTGTTTAAGTTCTTTAATTGCTTCTACGAGCAATGGCACTAATTTTTCATACTGGATAGTGAGATAATTCTCACCCGACTTACTTTCTTTTTCTGGACCCATATCGAAAGGAGCTATTTTAATTACTTCCGGTAAAATACTCTGCACTTCTTGAGCAATTAGACCAACTTGTGTATCGTAGTTTCTATATCCCATCTGCTCAGCAAGCTCGTTCTGCTTGTAATACACACCATTAATCCTGCTAATCTTTTCCAGTGGATTTTCAATATTACCTAAAATGTTTTTGAGACGTTTATCAGAGTAGTAAGCTGTAACATCATTTGTTGCAACAATTTCACCTGTCGTTCCTGTTGGCGCTGTTCCAACACCCAATGAAGTAATGGTTGTTGTAGTTCCAGAAATTACTCCAGCATATACTCCAGTGGAGTTAGCAGTAAAATTACCACCAACAGTATGAGAAGCAGCGTTGACTGTACCCGTATGATACACACCAGCAGAGTTAGCAATTAAGCTTGATCCAATCGTATGCGATGCTGCATTAACAGTGCCCGTATGGTAAATGCCAATAGAGTTTGCAATTAGGTTAGTGAAACCAATCTGGCTAGTATTAGCAATAAAATTAGTTGTTGTAAATGAAGTTGCATTTACAGTACCAGTATGATACACCCCAGTAGTATTTGCAATGAATGTACTACCAATGGTATACAAGGCAGAGTTAACACTTGTAGAAATAAGCGCTTCACCCACAACATCTAAAGCTGCTGCTGGTACTGATTTGTTCACAGCGACACGGTTTGTTGTTACATCTACCTTTAATACATTGGTATCCACAGCAAAATCACCAGCAATGTTTACATATCCATCTATATCAAGATATGTAGATCCGATAAACGTATTGAAAGTTGAGTTACCAACTACAATTGAGGTGCTGTTAATAGAAGCATTAACAGTTGAATTACCAACAGCAATGGTTCCAGATGTGAAAGAACTCACATTAAGTGACGTTGCATTAACAAGAGGTGTGTAAATACCTGTACTATTTGCAAACACATTGCTTGTTGTGTTGCCAACAAATAGAGTAGCGGAGTTAATATTTGGTGCCGTTACACCTACACTGTTTGCTACGACATTGCTGGTAGAATTACCAGATGTTATTGTGGTTGTTGTTAGTGTTGATGTGTTAACAGTACCGGATACTTGTAAAGTTACATTTGGTGCAGTGTTACCTATACCAACACGATTGTTTACCGCATCAACAAATAAAGTACCGGTATCAAAATTCACATTCCCTGATCCAAAGGTAACAACATTAGAAGTACTATTAGATGTTAGAGAAAGAAGTTGATTTGTCAATGCAACATTGCCAAACAGATTAGCCGATCTCTGAGCAGAGAGGGTACCATTCGTTGTTACTTCGGAAACAGATATTCTTGTTGTTGCCAAACGCTGAGCAGTATTTGAACTTGATGTTGGTGCATTAGTTGTTAGTGTTAATATTGTATTATTTGTTATGGACTGTACAGTGAATAAAGATGTATTTCCTGAAAAAAGAATTTGATCTCCTGGAGATACTTCTGAAAGAAACAATGTGCTGAATCCATTTACTTGCGGGCTTGTTGTATTAGACGACAGCAGTCCCGATACAGTAACAAAAGTATTAACTAGAAGTGAAGACGTGTTTACACTTAAAGTTGAACCAATGTTAATGCCACTAGAAACATTAACAGTACCCGTTAAAGATGCACCAGAAGATCCTGTGATCAGTCCAGATATATTTGCAGAACCTGTCAGCGTTAGCGCTGCATCTGGTGTTGTATTATTGATACCTACTCTGTTGCTTACTCCATCAACATAGAGCGCTCCAGAGTCAATATTAACATTACCAGTTATTGAGTGTGATGTACCAGTAATAACAGTATTGCCACTAATATTTGCTGTACCTGTAACTACGAAGGACGCATCTGGTGTCGTGTTATTTACACCAACTCTATTATTTACAGAATCAACAAATAGAACACCAGAATCAAAGTTTACATTACCAGCAACTGTCTGGAGAGTCCCACTGAGTGTTGTATTGCCACCAACACCAAAAGTACCACTTACATTGGCACTACCTTGAATATTTGCAGTAGAAGAAATGTCAACTGCACCAGTGACACGCAAAGCGACTCCAGGAGCAGTATTATTAACACCGACTCTGTTATTCACTGAATCAACAAAAAGAACACCCGAATCTACCGAGGTATTGACAGCACCAATCGTTAATACATTTGAGGTGCTGTTAGTAGTGAGAACAAAGAGGGTGTTGGTAAAAGACGTATTACCATTAGCCGTTAATGTGTTATTAGATATAACATCCCCAACAACCGTAATACTATTTGAAAAAGAGGCTGCTCCGTTAACTGATAACGTGCTCGTTAAATTTGCATTATTTTCAATAGTGATAGTGTTGGAAAATGTAGCAGCACCAGTGACTGTTAACGTATTTCCGAGAGATGCTGCTCCATTAGCTCTTAATGTACTGGCAATATTAGCTGTAAAACCAAAAAGATCCCATCTATTTGTCGTATTTCCTAAATCACGCTGGTCAGAATCTGGAATAAAGTTACCAACAGCAACACCGCTATAAGCTAATACACCTCCAATTTGCACATTTCCTGTAACCTCCAAATCACCCTGGACATAACTATTAGCTGTGGAGTTTAAACCGTGGTGGGTTTTGAATCTTGTATTTGCCATTTATAACCTGTTTAGAATAAGGTTGCCATCATTTTAACGGCCGTATTTCCTGTTGATTGTTGTATTTTTATTTCTACATTGGCATTATTTATACCCGCAGTAATTGTACCAAGATCAGGGTCTAGTGCTGGAGTCATTATTGTTCCATACGCAGTCATTTCAACATCACTACTATCATGAACAAAAAGAAGTTTGGATATTTGGGACTTTGTGGATTTAGTAATACTTACGATTAATTCGCCGCCTTTGTAAGTAGCCTTGGGTACACTCATTACCAAGAGTGGGGATGTTGTATTTGAACCTAGATCTCCATTTGACGATGTAATGAATGTAGCAACATTAATTGTAAGGGTGTTAGACTGAGAAACTACTTGCTGCTGGAATGTTGCGTTTGCAGTGAATGTTGCTACACTATTAACGCTCACTCCTGAAGTAGTAACAACGAATCTGTCGCCACTATGTCTCGAATCTCCAGTGACACTGAAGTTGTTGGATACTGTAGCAACCCCGCCGATATTCACGTTAGCAGCTAGTGTAGTAATTCCTGTGACACCAAATGTTCCACCTACGTTAGCATTTCCTTGAACATTTGCAGTAGCTGTTACGTTAATGTCCCCTGTTACGTCAAGGGCAACGGAAGGAGTATTATCATTTACTCCAACTCTATTATTTGTACCATCAACAAACAGAACACCAGAATCAAAACTAGAATTACCAGCAATTGTGTGGGATGTTCCGGAAAGAATTGTATTTCCTGCAAGAGTAGCCACCCCACTAACCAAAAGAGTACCTGAGAGAGTCGCTGCTCCCCCAACTGTTAGAGCCAGGTCTGTATCAATAGTAGTAGTGCTAAAAACAGTATTAACAGTAGAGTTGCCTATCGATACGTTACTGGATATTGAAAGGACTCCACTGGTAGTGACGTTACCACCTCTAAGATTTTCCCCAGCTACTAAAGTATTTGCTCGGAAAGTGCCGTTTATGACAGCATTACCGACTGTGGTACCACCCCCGGTATTTGCAGCGGTGGTTACAATAGTCGTGGAATAAGCATCAAGAAGAATGTTAGTTTTATCAATCCAGTTTTGGAAAGAATCCGTGCTTGTGTTTACATTAGCTGTTGAAAGTGCCATTGCTATCTCTTTGAATTAGGACCATTAATAAACTCTTGATTTCATTGATATCTGTTTTCAAGTTATCAACCTGGGTTTGAAGACTATTTGCATCTTGCTGCTGCTGTCTTCTTTGCTTATAGAGGGTGAATGCGTTAACATTATTATTTATTAACGCACCATTACCAACATCCCTATCAAAATCAGAAACATCGGTTTTTACTATACTCATACCGATACCGCCAAAGCTCTAATATCCTTAACAACCGGAACAACTTCTGTAGACCCTGAAAGAAGTACAATTTTTATTGCAAAAATCTTATATGTTGAGTATCCAGATTGGTTAGAATCGTAATATCTAATTATGTTATTATCATTTGAGTACTTAAATGCAGTTTTTGGATATGTTACTTTCTCTAAATCAAACCCACTTGAACTGGTGTTGGAGTAAGGTCCGTTACTGTTTGACAACACAACAGTTGTATTATTAGAAACCGACTGCACAACATTTATCTCAAACGCAGAAGGAGAAGATGGACTAACAATCTTAATCACATCACCACTTGAAAGAGCTGACGTGAATGTAGTATCTACACCAGTCAATGTTGTATTAGAGTTTGTAGTTACTTTTCCAGCAACTGAGGTTGATAAAGGACTTCTTGGTACCGAATACTCATACTCCAAGTAATCTTGGGCGTCAGCAAGGTCACTGTACAAGTTTGTTTCCGTAGTTTGATCCAAAAGCGTCCAATCTTTATCGTTAAACGATTCCGTATCAGAACTATTGAGGAATTTACCATAGACCAGCACATCTGTACTCACTGGCTTGTAGGCTGTGAGATAAACCTTCAAATCTTCAGCATCGAGCCCATCAGCAAGAACTACCTGCTTGGAAATATATTTAACAGTTGCAGATCCATACTTCGTATTTTCATTACTGCTTGAATTGTTCACTTTATTCTGCAACACAACCACACTTGCAGGATTCAAATCGATGATAGGGCTTATTTTATTTACATTTGATGGTCTTGTCAAAGAAACAAATAGATTGAAAGATTTGTTTCCTGAATCTAAAATAATTTCATTACTTCTTGATCTAATTTCAGCTTCATAGAGAGTTTTGTTAGAAACACCAAACGATACTGATTGATTCGCAGTTGCTGCTGAGGTTCCAGCAATAGATTGTGTCAATGACACACCTGTAGGATTAGGAACAACTGTAGAAATATGTGGTTCGACATAATTAACAGTAAAATCATCCACACTACTGATGGTGCTTCTTGCTTGCGAAATGCCACCAACCAAGGACTTCGTAGAAGCAAACACAAACGAGCTATTAGCAGCGGTAGAATTTTTAATAACAATTGTGTTATCAGTTCCTACCTTGTCAACAATACCTGTAACAACTTTCTGTACACCAGCATATACTGTTGCATTGTCGATTGTTTTAATTAAGTTGTCTCTCAGTGATACAGAAGTAGCATTGACTGAAAGAACTTTATTAATTTGTAGTGTATCAGTAACTCCATAATGAGCAACAGAAGCTGCGACTGCTGTTAGCGGAGCATCAATAGTCATCTGGGTTGAATTCGCTATAGCAACAACTTCTCTCACATTACTGCTGATTAGTAAATAATCACCAACAGTATATTCGGTATTGAAGCTCGTGCCTGATCCTGTGACCGTTGTGTTTCCAGACGACACTGAAACAGTTCCAGTCTTTGCAGATGTGACACTGTCTCCATAAACAATCAGTAAATAATCACCAGCACTGACAGTAGAGGTTAGACTTGCTGACGTATTTGCTACACCACTGGTGGTATTTCCGGTGAAGGTAGCTGCTGTGACGTATGAATTTGCTTTCTGTGCAACTCGCTCTCCACCAACAAAAGAACCCTCAGTATTTGATATAGAAAGGAACTCGTAGTTATCATTCTCAAGCAAGACTGTTCCAGACGTAGGTGTAAATTTAGCATAATATGCTTTAATTTTTACATCTTCGTTCTGAATCGGGGTCCAAACCTTATCGTTAGAAGAGAGGAACAGAACTCCTATCCCAAAATCACCATTGTCAACGTTGTTTGTAGCTACGTCTGGCTGTCCAGGTACAGCTGTCCATATTAAATAATCTGGCGAATTTTGATCCGGCATTACTGTAATACAATAATCTTTATTATTTCTTATAAAGACTGGGGTGTCTAAAACAATCGTTGTTGCAGACGTTCCATCATCACTAACATTCACAGAAGAAGCTGCAATTTGTTTTTGCGTCAACACCGTAGGCGATGGATATCCGTTGTCAGTTTCCCTCACTTGTATTGTTAAACCAAGAGTGGAACTTTTTTGTTTAAAGAATAAATCAAACTTAGTCAAGAAACACCCATCACTACCATCATTGAAGTTGATATTAAATGTCTGGGCAAGTGGGTCCCATCTTCTAACTCTTGAAATAGGGACTGTGTTTACAATGGTATTAACTGTGGTGACGGGTGAGTATGTAGACGGCTGCTTTGTCACCATAGTCAGATTTGATATCTGCTTGGTGAAATTGTAAGCGTTGAAAGAGCACGTAGCTTTTGATATAGATGTATCAAGACTATCGACGTCATTGACATCGGTAATTAAAATTTCTCTCTGGCCCACATTAAAGGTGCCAGCAGGAACATATAATACACCTGCGAGACCTCCAGTGCTATTTGCAACGAGATTAGCGTTCTTGACCCCAGTAAATCTAAAATTATTATCATTTTCTAGAGACGCCGAACTTGTAATACTAGAAATATTTACAATTTCTCCTGGTCTTGACTCCACAGACTGCTTATCAAAAAATGCGTAGTGTCTAGCACCAGGTCTCAATCCAGTAACCACAAAATAAATTTCTTGGCCACGAATAAAAGGATTGAAATCAAAATCAGAGAGGAAGTCACCAATTTCTTGGTTACTCTGTACTGAAGACCCAGCTTGAATTGTTCCAGTGGTTGTTTGTGTTGTAGTTGTCTGTGTTGCAACCTGCTGCTGGTTTTGACCATTCTGCCACCACGTAGGACCAACATTAACCCAGTCTGACTGTTTAACAGTAACTTTTTTCGAATCCGCTTTGAACACAACTGTATCATTAATGGTTTTGATAAGACCGTTCAGTGGTGTGGAAAGATCAAAAGTAAATTTAACTGCTTTTCTAGTTGAATCATAGTAATTGTCATACTCTGGGAAGATTCTTATTGCTCCCTCAAAACCCCATGCAAGCTGGGCAAGGTTTCTGTACCTTGTTGCAAGAGGTTGATTGAAAGCAACATCCTCTGTGTACGACAGTAGAGCAACGTCACCCTTCACAGTCGCATTAACCGAGTTTGCAGATTTAATTTTTAAATCAATAGTGTTCTGATCTATTGGAGGACGGGCGTAAGACTGTTTATCATCAATTAAAATGTTAAATTCTGGATCATCAACATTAGCTACATCGTACGAATTCAACGGATCAACGAAGAAGCCGTTCTTGAATCTGTTAATAGCATTATTGGATTCACTTGGGATAACAAGATCTTTTGCATTCTTCTCTAGTGTATTGAGAAGTGAATAGTATTCAAGATTCTTTAGTCTTTCTTCAATCTGTTTAATATCCTTCATAGTGTAGCGCTTAACCTGGTCCATCTTGACATACGTAGCGTAGTCTTGACGTTTCACTTCTGCTGCCTTTTTTGGAGAAAGAGAAGGATAAGGAGGCACTAAAATAGTACCCAACAACATTGATTTATCTGGTACCTGCGGTGGCACTGGAGTTGTACTTGAGACACCTTCCTTAATAGTTACGTTACCATTTCTATCAAGAATAACTCTATCCGCTCTACTCATGTAGTATTGAACATCAGCCTCAAACACTTCATTGGGTGTTGGGAAATATAGAGTGCCAGTAATTGTTTCTGTGGACGATGGATCTATAGTTGCAGAAGCTACTGTTGTTGCAGCCGCGTTAGCAGTGTTAGCAGCAATTGGACGAAAATCAACTACATTTCTTAAACTCTCTACTTTACCAGTCTTAGGTGATGTAAAATTAGGGATAGACTCAGTTCTAATTTTATTAGAAGGAAGTGGGGTTGTAGTATCATCGACTGGATATGATCTAGACGAGATGTAGTACCCCGATCCATGTGTGAATAAATCTACTTCCACTAAAAGACAACTGGAGGAAGTCAGAGAAAGAGTACTTCCAGGTTTATATCTTAGATAAGATAAACCGTATAAGTTATCTGTCTGGCCAGTCTCAAGCTGAAAACTTGAGACATAATTTGTTGTGGTATTTGAGTACGTATTACTTGTTCCTACATAAACAGCGTTAAGCTGGAATACGTCCGGTATACCAAGACACCATGGTCCTTTTGTAGTTTCAGTTAATTTATCAGTGGATAGTTTTACAAATACTCTCTTAACTACACTCTTTGCTTTATGAATAATATTAGAACCAGGTGATACCTTTACATTGTGTACAACTTTGACTCCGGTAGATCCGGTAATTGTATTACCAATATTGATTGCTGCAGTTGTTCCCAAAGCACCAATCTGAACATTTGCACCAGTTCTATCCAATCTTATAGGTACATTTGCAGGATAAGCAAGTACGAAACTGTTAGCAGAAACTGTAGGATCACCGGTTCCTTCAATAGTCATTGAAGTGGCGCTAGCGATAGTAGAAACTCTATAAATCCCTGTGTTGCCCTGGAATTTAATATAGTCTCCCACGTCAAGCTGGTTTATAAAATTAGTTGTTGAACCGGTAATCACATTTCCAGATGAAGACACAGTTCCGGTTAGATTTGATGAACTGATCGCATTTGCGGTAGGAATTACTATAAACTCTCGTTCTTGTACTGAATTGAGTGTGCCACCGGCAGTGTATGGGAATGTATCGTACGTACCTGTAACTTCAATAGTTGTATTACCACTGGTGTTGAAAGTGTTTGTTGTAACAGTTCTATAAATTAAATCAACATTAGCAATTGAGTTGACTGAAGTAAATCCAGACGTAAATACCAAAGTGTCAAAATCAGTATCCTTCAATACTGCATTTCCATCTTCTAGAACTACATCTGCCACAACACCCGTAGCTTGTACTGAACGTGTGTCTTTAAAAGTATACCCCTTTGACATTGTAATATCAAAAAGATACAGTCTGTAAACGGCTGAAGGTGCACCTATAGTGCCAGATTCATATTCCAAGGATCTAATTTTAGCTGTGCCGATTGTTGATCCGGCAGAGCTAGGAGCACCTCCAAAATTATCGGACACATCAGTGTTCAAAGCATTTTTTAGATTTACTGTAGCCCCTGTTGTAAAATCAAATGTACCTAGCATTTCCTTTACAAGAACGTAGTTACCATAGTTTGTTGCAATTGATTGCGATGACGCAGTGTTTGTATCTACACCTTGACGCGCTTTAAGAGTAACGGAATCATTAATTTCGATTCTAGTTCCATCAACATAACCAACACCTGGACCAACGACTACATTAAGATGGGTTGTATTGCTCGAAATATCTGATGTGCTGATCTGAAACTGATTAACAACATAGTCACCACTTTCCTCTGCGGTTCTCTGCGAGAGTTTTTTATCAATAGAGTTAAACTCTGTCTCGGTTTTTCTCTTAATAACTCTCCCATTTTCAAATTCTACAAGTTTAAAGAACTCGGTATTTGAAGCAGCATTGGCTGCAGATACCACTTGAAGAATAGGAGTAAGTTTTAATCGATTTGCTCCCGGAGCTGTATAGTTCGAGTATCCCTGAGCATTATCCAATAAAGAAGTATCAACGCTATTATTAACAATGGATTCTTGTGTGTAAAAGCCCAACACAACATTGTTAGGTGTTTTAGAAAACTTATCAACAATAACTGTTTGTTGCTCTACTCTTAGGAAATGGCCTTTCTGGTAAATAATTCCATCACTAACAGTTACAGCTGTACCAACACCTACTGGAGTTGTGCTGTTAGCAGTGAAAGAACTATTAGCAACTACTACCTGTGCAACATAGTTGATTACTGATAAACTTGCTCCGGATCCTGTTATTGTCGAACCACCAGTAGAGTTTACAATGTTGGCTGAGGGAGTAGTAACGTAACCTGTTCCAGTTGAGGAAAATATAATGGATCTAATCGTTCCGTTTGAATATGTGACGATGTTTGCTGACGCCCCAGACCCACCACCACCGCTGAAAGTAATGTAGTCAGTGTTGCTGTAAAGAGTACCACCACTATTGATGGAAACAGATACTAATCTAAAATCTTGATTGTAGAGGGTGACAGTCTCATTATTAGCAAATTTCTTTTTTTCTCCTGTACCAGTATTAATATACTTCACATATAATATATTTGTATCTGGATCTTGAGATTCTAATCCTTGGGCGCTATTAACTACGATAGAGTAAAGATTGGAAGTGGTTTCTATTGCATATAGGTTAGCATAACTAGATGGATTTGCAGCTAAGCCGTTCACCTGCAAATCTTTAATTTTTATATATTCGTAATTATAATCATAGGTGAAAGTACATCCTTTGATAATTGTCCCTTGCTTGTAGATATTATCACCAAATCTCTCAACCTGCTTCTGAAGTATTGTCTGAAGCTGTGTTAGCTCTCTAGCCTGTACAGGCACAGCTGGTCTGAAAAGAATTCTTTGAAAATTCTTCGTCTCGTCATAATCATCAAAATAGGGTGATATGTTGAAATTAGTTTCAAGTGACATTTATTCCTCTTTAAAACTCTAAAAGTAATTTAATTGTTTCTGTCTGTCCGTTTGTTTTTGTAACAGGTGTGAAATTTTCAAGGTACATTACCTGCCCAGAACCCTTGACAACATCAGATTCCACAACTCCAGAAACAAGAAACTGTGCTGATGAGGTATCGCCTTCAATATAATAACTCGTATCTATGTCGCTCTGGTTTATTGTTCCTCGTTTTTTTATCAATCTTACAACTGTGTTGTTTGATGAATAAAAGTAGGCGTTCGCATTCTCACTCTGAAAAACTAGCTCATCCTCAACAAAGTTATTTGCACTCTGTAGTGAGCCAACAACTTTATAGGTTTGGTCAAAGTATGTAGTTGGTTGTGTTACCGTATCGCATGCCGCTTGAAACCCACTTGTATTTCCCTGCAGTAAGTTAACTGATGAGTTACCTGTTACAAAAAAACCAAACACATTAGATAACTTAACTACGGAATCATTTGCACTTGTCACAACACCTGTTGCAGTAGTGATTTTACCAGAATCAACGACCACTGAAACTGTGGCTGTTTCACCCTTCAGACTGTGGCCTGCTTCACTTGCACCAGCGGTCAAGTTAATAGCACTTCCGTTTAGTGTGGAAGAAAGTTTGACTCCAGTAGCATTTGCACTCACAACATAATACGCAGAGCCATTTGATAAATTAGTAAGTGCAGTGTTACCAGCAGCAACCAAGTATGTCACAATATCATTATTTTGAAACACATTGTTAGAAACTACGATAAAATCGTCTGTATTTGAAACTTGTGTGTTTGCATTGAATGTTATTGCAGATGGTGCGGAAATTGTTGCAGTTGGTGAAATGTATCCTTGCCCGTTGTTTGATATATTTATTTGCGATATACGGCCAGTTGAATTTGACTGAGCATTGGCAACTGCAGCTGCAATACTTGATCCAGAAATAGTTACTGTTGCATTAGAAGTGTACCCAGATCCAGGTTTGGTTATAACAATACCAGCTATTGGAGATCCTTGGGTTTGGTAAACATATTCACCAACAGTAAATGTTCCTGTAGTACTACTAACATCTAGAACAGCGTTCGAAAAAAGTGGATCTCGTAGTATTCCTATGCTTCGGAAATCATTATCATCAACAACCTTATTACCAGAAAGAGAGCTATCAAAAGTAACACTGATACCTACATGCCTGGATCCTAACTCCATAGCTGCATTTGACCCGTGTCCTCCACGAGGACTGATGATAATTTTTGCTGTTGCACTGTTTGCAGTTATAGCAGTTCCTGTGGACACATTGATAACACCTGTATTTCCTGTAATCACTGCGGACGCGTAAGTGTAGCCGTATCCCCTATCCACAACTTCAATTTTGTATATTGTGTTACTAACTGAATTAACAATCGCTCTTGCTATTGCACCAGTCCCATCTCCTGATATAGATACCAAGGGAGTGATTTCGTATGTTGATGACGTTGTTGGTGCTGTGCTAAATGGAGTATCAATTATTACTCGTCTCGTTGATCCTGAAACAGTATATCCAGTAATAGTTCTTTGTTGACCACTACCCGCTCCAGAAACTACCTTGATAGCACTCCCAATATAGAAGTTAGTATTGGAGGACGCATTTGACGGATCAATTGCAAAAATTAATGGATTACCCCCTACTCTTACTTCCTGAAAAGATCCATTTGCATAAGATGAGTAATTGTTACCTCCAGCAACAACTTCTATGTTATCAATTGACCCACTAACAGCATTACCAACAACATTTGAGTTTACATAAACTGGAATATACTCACTTGTAGAAAATTTGGAGAATTGTGTAGGTGTTATAGAATACATATACTTCCACTGGTAACCATCAGTAGTGAAGTAGAAATCATCGTCAGCTGCTGTCTCTAGTAATGAAGGAGGATCTGTAGAAGGAGTCTCCCCACTATTATCCAAGCACTTAAAAACATTATATGAAGACCCTTCATCCACAACAACAAAATAATCCTGCGAATAGAGAGTATTGCTATCGTGTGTATATTTTTGGTATACGGTGTTGGTTTGCCAGTCAATACGACGTGCCATCATCACAACATCATTGGATGACACTCTCTTACCGTAAATCATATTTTCGTATGAATCTACCAACACTGTCTGAGCATTGTCATATAGAGTAGGTGGAGAATTGTCAATAGCAAAAGGAAGGGGATTGCCTACAAAAAAATAGTAGATGTTGAACCCGGGTTCAGTAAAAGACTCTATAAACTGATCAACATTAAAAAGTCTTAGATTGTTTGTGATAAGTTTACTCATGTTTCTATTGTCACACCTAAAGAAGATATCGTAACATTGGCAACACTGGTTTTGAATACGTTACCAAATAAAATCATTCCTGCTACGTGCATGAATTTCTTGAGCGTCTCAGAATATTCATTTAATGGGAGTGGAGACTTAACCTGATATGAATAGAACTGATAGAAATGCCCATCGTGAAGGTATTTATCACTATTCAAAAATCCTTTTGTGGATTTGAAGAACCCTTCACCGACACCTTGGTTTATCAGATTAGCATACCCAGTAGCGATATATAAAGTGTTTGATCCAACGATATTTACTGACTCACCGTTTTCATATGAAAAACCAGAGTCGATCACATTAATGCCAGATATTGATCCCTCTACAATTCCAGCGTAACTATTCACTACTGCATTATTACCCATAACTGCAGAATTTTCTATCTGTGTTACTGATGTAACATTAGCAGATGCCCCAGACGTGCTTCCAGTTATTAGAACCCCTGGTGTGAATGACTGATTAAATGTCTTCCTTTTTACATTCAGTGACGTATTGGATACTGAAAGTACTGTACCTCTGGAAATAGAAAGGATATTGTTTGATATTGCTGTATTTACAAAAAATTTAGTATTGGATGTCATTCCTATTGCCACATTTGTAGCAAGAGCGTATGTGTTTCCAGCAGTTAATAATGAGCTATTTGTTGTTAGGTACAGCTCCGTGTCGCTAACTACATTGTTAACTTGGAAAATTAATGAATTTCCAGAAAATTTAATATAATCCCCAGCGGTGACTTCACTCGAGAATAGTGTTGAAGAACCATTAACTCTAGGACTTGTTGTGTTTGAGGTTATTGTTCCTGTCAGGTTGGATCCCAAAGCAGAATTAACAAAGTTCGAGCTGGTCGAAACAACAATCACTGATAGATTAGAAGAAGATACTTCTCCGTATGCATTAGATGTGTTGTTTATCTGCTGAGTAATGGTTTCGGTAACAGATATTGCAGTATTGGATCCACTTATCTCCAAAGTAAAACCTGGATCTGAAAAGTCCTGTGTCAGCTCCTCCCCAACAACAAACACTCCACTCGTCCCAGAAATAACAAGATTTAAATTTCTTCTATCAAATCCAACTATTTCATCATCCCTAATTCTTACTACTGGAGAAATGCTGTAATTATTACCAGGGTTGATTTGTGCTAAAGAAGCAATAGTTCCCAAAGTATAACTATTCTTTGTTAAAGCATTGTTGATGATTGTAGTGGAATTTGAGTTAAGAGATTTTGGAAATCCATACTTCAAACAGTTAAGTGGGATGGAGAGATACGTCCCATTGGTTATAGAGATGGTGTTTGATGTTGCATCTGGTCCGTTGGTTTTAAGAGAAAGAAACGTATTATTTGTAATTGCGTTTACCTGGAACACTAGAGTATTTCCAGAAAACTTCACATAAGCACCATCATAAAGCTCTGTTGAGAATAGAGTTGTTGTCCCTACAACATCTGGGCTAGTTGAGTTGGACGTAACTGTTCCAGTGAGCTGAGTTGTAACAATAGCGTTATTTTCACTAATTATATCCAAATTTAAATACACTGTTTCAGTATCAGATAAACTACCAATACTAAAGGTAGCACCAGATCCAGTACCCACTATCTCGACGTTGGCATAAACATTAGATGATGCTCCATAGATGTAGTTATACCCATTAGCTGTGAAAGTATTACTAACATTATAAAGACCAATAAACGTCGTATTGCCACCAACAAACTTTCCAGATGCTGTTACATTGGAGTAGGAAGACACCAGTGCTGTTGTATTTGCAATTCTATCAGCTAGGGTAAAATTACCAGAAACAGGTACTAACAGCATGACACCATTTGCCATAGTGAGTGTATTAGAAACCACATTAGTACCATTAGTAGTTAAATACAGATGGGTATCATTAGATATAGAGTTTATTTGAAATACAGATGTACACGAGCTGAATCTAATATAGTCATTGGCATCAAGTTCAGAGGAAAAGGAAGTACCAGTTCCAATAACAAGATTTGAAGTCGAATTGCTTGTTGCAACACCAGATATTTCTACCTGAGTAGTCCCCACCAATCTCCCTGTTGCTACATTTGCAGTAGAGTTGGAAAAGGTGATTAAATTACCTACATCAAAATAAGCATTAGACGTATTAAATACTAGGTTAGCAAGTGGCTGGTATATTGTCTCATCAGGTGTGAAGAAAGTAACATACGTATTCGTAGAACTAACACTGTTTATTTTTATTGTTTTTTCGGAAATGAGAGGAATAGTCGTTATTCTGTAACCAGTTCCCCCGTCAAGAAGATCAAATGATACCTTTCCAGTGGAAGATTCAATTGAATCAATTCTAGCCTTTCCCTGTTTCCCTGTCTGTGAAGAAACTATGTTTACAACATCACCAACATTAAAATTTCTACCAGAATCGTTTATCGTAATGTTGGTTAAAGAACCGATGACTTTTGGACAGTTTTCAAGAACTCCATCTGATGTTATAACTTCTTCATACTGAAAGCTACCTCTCACGTTAGAAATAAAAACCACATCAAAAAACTTACCACCAACAGCTTTTCGCCCTACGCTTTCAACAAAAGCTGTAGCACCAGAGAATGATCCAGTTATTTGCTTTCCAACAAATGTCTTAGTTTTATCCGATAGTGATACCTCTAGATATACAGGAACAAACCACTCTCCATCAGAAGCGTATAGAACATCCTTTCCAGGAAAATAAACATCTACTTCCGATGAGTTTAAAACTTCTTTAAAAAAGAGTTCAGTGCCTCTTTTGGTTCCTTTTGATCGATAAAAGTCTAAAGAATTTTTAATATTTTGTCTTGTTGTATCATATGATACGGGAGCTTCTACCAGATATTTTTCCTTAAAGTGGACAAGGAAATCATCAATAGTTTTATCAATATCTCTATATTCTAAAAGATTTCTTGCAAAATATACGTGGTTGTTGGTTTGCTGGGCCCACTCGTAATATGCTTTGACAAAAGCCACGAACGTATCACCCTCTTCCTTGTAAAACTCTGGAAAATGGTTCTGTACAAGAACACTTATGCTATCTTCTATCTCTTTCATCTTCTATCTTGAACAACGTTGACGATTACGTCAGACATATTAATCTTTAAAATATCTTTGAGAGTTACACTAAAATCTTGAGAAACTGGATCCGCAAAGAGTTTAATACCGTTACCTGAATAACTAGAAACATTGAGATCGGAAATAGCAAAGGTACCTGTTAAATAATCAATTGTTCCTACTTTGGATATTTCTAAGTGAGTATCATCGGTAACCTTCACAAGACGAATATTACCTTCCCCATCATCCTCTAGAATGCAACTCAGTCCATTTACAACAAAAGGAGACGAGTATATTCCTTTCACAGGATCAATATCTGAGTGAGTTTTAGTAGTGGGAACTGCTACTGTAATAGCAGTGTTGAACGAACCTGAAAAACTACTTGCGGTATTAATTGTAGGAGACAGTAAAAAATATGGGCTAACAAAAGTGTCGTTGTTGATGATTGACAGATTACTACTATCTATTGCCGAAACAAAATTACTGAATCTAAAAGTCTTGTTGAAGTCATTTAGATACGTCTCGTTGAATTGATTGATTGCATTAAGCACTGTGGTTTTAATCTCTCCACTTGATAATGTAGTGCTGTTATAGTCGTATTTTACCGTTGATTCTACAGACAAATATACGAAACCAGGGGATACAATTACTGGTGTTATTCCTAACGGGACTTTATCTGAAAGGTAATCCACGTAATTAAATTTATTTGTATCTGGTATACCGTCAGAATCTTTTATGTCTATGGCTAGGAAAACTTTACCGTACTGAGGAGGATCTTCTTTCTCACCTCCAAATACCGATATAGCCTGAATTTCTGGAAACCTTCGCAACAATAATGATCTATAGTCGTTTTCTGTGATAGCTCTTTCCTGGGTTGCAAAGCTTCTAGGTGCATTGAATTTAATTGAGCTTACTGATTCAGAAACAGCCCCACCAAACGCATCCTGATTAACTGTTATTGAAACATTCGAATGTCCATCAATACTTGAATTGTTAATGAAATTATCGGTACCATTTGGTAGCTCTCCACTAGACACCCTATATGTTACATCAATCACAGCTCCGTTTCTTGGAGATCTCCCAGAAAAGTCATTACCAAAAATTATCTCATATTGCTCATTTTCACAAGCCTGAACAAAGAAAACTTGTGATGTGGATATGATATCAAGTAAAGAGAATGCCTGGGTATATGTGTACACACTACTTCCCCCATCTTCAGTAACAGTTACTTCTAAACTAGAAGTATCAACATTGGGGTTTGTTAAAATATATCTTTGGTTATCAGCAGATGTGTTCCTTACAAAGCTGTCAGTAACATACCCACCCTCGTACAGCAATACACTGTTTGCATAAAAAACTCCACTGTTGCTTGTGTTAATCACGACGGATTCTTTTGTGGTGAACGTATACGTGTTTGAACCAAGCCTTGATGTAAAAGATGTTTTTGCAGGGATGGTGACAGACGATTGAGCAGTAGAAGGTGTAATAGATATATTGACGTTTGCAACAGATGATACGAATGAACGAGGCAGATAATTCAACTCCTTGGCATGTGAGACAACACTATCTCTTAGTTGGGCACTATCAAGAAACATTTCACTAGCAACCATGTTGAGATAAAAGCTATTGAGGTACGTATTGTAGGCAAGTACATCAAGAAGAACGCTGATGTTCGACCCTTCAAAGTTATAATCTTTGAATCTTGACTGAGAAGCAAGATAATCTTTGAATGATGCCTTTAAAGCATTAAAATCTAAGTCAACTAGATTAATTGAAGAATTTGCCATTTTACCTTATTCTTGAAAGAAGGAAGCTTAGTGAAAAAGTTTCTGGTCTATTTATTATGGTGAAATAAAGCGACACATCTACGGTGTTTTCATCTGGCTGTCCATTTACTAAGAGACGAATTAGTGATACCCTAGGTTCAAAGTTTTCTATCGCAGTTCGAACTTCCGTCTCCACAGCCCGTTGTGTGAATTGGTTGTAATTTTCAAAAAGCAGGGAAGTTATATTACAACCAAATTCTGGAAAGAATGGCCTTTCCCCTTTCCTGGTTAGTACAATGTTTCTAAGTGAACTAAAAATTGATTCTTCATTGGTAATCCGAGCAACATCCCCGGTACCAAAATTCTTGCCTAGATTGCTATAAAAATCACTAAACCTCTCGTTGTATAGAGGTGTTGTTGTAAATTTATCTGCGTATGTAACAGCCATTTAATCCCCAATTAATACTGTGGTGGAAGAAGATGTAATTTTTCCTGAATCTGGTCCGTTCGTCTCGCTGTCGCTATCCAACGTAGTATCATTTAAACGAGCAGCACCATTCACGCCCCTATTAAGATTAATAACACGTCCGTTGATATTAATGTTACCAGTAACATCAAGAGAATATGAACCGCCGACTTTGGTATTAATATTTCCACTCACAAACATATTCACATTCCCACCAACATAAACATTGTTATCTTTTGTTGTAATGTCAAATTTTTGATCTACTGATTTTATGACTACCTGACCGCTATCATCCATTTCTAGGTATGTACCAGTTTTATGATGGATGTGGATTCTTTCCTTGTTGGGAGTATCATCAACTTCGATTAAATGACCTGATTCCGTCCTCATTACTTTATTATAGGGATATTTAGCTTGGTACGGAGAAGGTGGCTCTCCTGGGAATGGTAAGTATGGACTAACTCTAGTCTTATTTTTCTGAGCTCCAACAGAATTCTCTTCTATAGAAGATTTTGGAAGTTCACTTAGCTCATCGCCACCAGATAAGCCAGCCAAAGATCCCAACACAATAGGCATCTGGCAATCGTTACCATCAGCAAAAAAACCAAACACAGTGGATCCAACCATTAATCCAACGGCACTGATACCGACCCCATCATTTGTCGTATCACTTATAATTCCTGCACTCATTATTGATGATATTGGTGTAGCCCATGGAAGATGAGCAGTGGGCACATTTACAGTATCAGAAGTACCATCCTCTTTAAATGGGTGAACATTATATATTCTGACTCGTACCCTTCCTATTTTTTTAGGATCGTTTCTATCCTCTACTTTTCCAATGAACCATCTAAACCCTTCTTCTCCTAAGTATGCTGTTGTCATTTAGTGAGAACCCCTCTGCCATATCTAATAAGTTCAAGATGTGTATCATACTTTGAATCCACCAAAACACTTATTGAATGTCTTACTGATGATACAAGATATTTGCCGCTTTCAACTTCATTTTTTTCCTTGTTGTCGAACATGGAGTCATGTCTTGGCACTTCAAGATTGATAATACTCCCAGCCATAATTTTTGTGTTTCCAGGAATATCAATATAAGTCTTTTGTTGGGTTAGTATGTTTGTATAGCTGTATTTTTCTGCTAGAGAATCATACAAAAAATTTGTTGTTGGATCATTCACATCCTTATACTTTGCAAAGGGAATGAGAAATCCTTTTGAAACGTATTGAGAATAATCATTAAAAAGTTTGTTAGTTATAAGACTATTCTTTCTATTAGTAAAATCAACAAAAGAAGCATTGCTTGGACTGTTTGTGAATAATCTTCTTCTGTATGTTTTTGTGTTGATGTCGTAATCAGCTACAACAGAGTTGATACCTCCCTCGTCAAGAAGATTAGTTACGTCTACTGGGGTTTGAACAGTGTAATTTGCAAATAACTTATGTGAATTTGAATCACTTATAGAACCTTGTGATCCCTTTATGTTTGATGATATTCCTTCTCGCTGAAAAAATGTCTGCAACTCATTTGAGCCTGCACCGTTGTTATTAAATATTGTGTTTATAGAAACAAAAAAGTATCCTTTTTGATTTTCAAAAAAAAGAATTGGGCTGGAAATATCACTTTGACTTACTGATCTCTGACGAATAAAAGACAGTGCAGTGAAAGGATTGAGATAAGGTATGATAATAACTGGTAAATCCTTTGTGTCATCCACGGTAATGCTTTTTTTACTTGCAAGAACATTAGAAATAATATCAGTTACAATATTTTTTGTTGATGTGCTGTAGCTCTTGGCAACAGTTTTTGCTGAATTGAGTAAATATTCACCACTGTACATTCTCATTGAGTATATCTTGCTGCGAAGATTTTGAGCTGTCATTACTCCGTTAACTTCTCCTAGTTTTAAATTATACGTGAGAGGGTCGTCATTCCCATAACCAACAAACTTGATATTAAAATTTTCACCACCAGATAGGTTTAAGCTTTCTTTAAGGCTAGTACCATCCGTTAGTGTAACATCAGCAGTGATGTATGGGGTGTAAATTGATTCAAATATGTCTACAGTCTGAATATAATTCAGTAAACCTCTTGATCTATCAAAATTAACATCTCCATCATTATTAGATAAAGATATCTCTTTAATGTCACACTGTCCTGGGCGAAGAATCATGATCGCAGCAGTTCCTTAAATTTCTCTTCAAGATCAGTGACATATGAAGAGTCCAACAATCTTATGTTCTTTCTTTGTTCATTAAGTTCTTCTTCATACTCATAGAAAGTAACTGGTGTGAAATAATTTTGAATTGTTGGATCAATACTGGTAGAAATCGTCACAACTGAAGAAACAGTAGAGTTAGCACCGCTCGTAACTCCTACTAAGTTGTAAGTATTGGAAAAACTTCCTTGAATATCATCGAGTATAACAACGGAAGAGTTAGCTAACTTGACACTCCCAAGTGCCACTACAACGCCACCACTTGTCTGTTTAACTTGCTCGTCTGTGATGAACTGTGTGTTACCAACAACAGATACAGAAAGGGATAAAGTTTTATTGGTATTAAAATTAATTTCTTCTCTCTTTCTCTCGTAGTTTACGATCTGGCCGTTACTACCTACTACGGGAACCCAAAAACGTTTTTGTTTTTCAGAAAGAGCGTTGTATGCAGAAGTTGTTATTGTTGACGTGTCATTTAGATAATTATTTCTGTAAAACTTTATTTTTGATCGAGCATTGGTCAAAGAGCCGTATTTTGTTTCTACAAATCGTTTAAAAGATCTCGAATCTAAAGGCCATTCAAAATATGGATCAACAACAAGGTTACTAAAATATATTACCCAATCATACCCAGGATCATCATAGTACAAGTACGCCAACGTGTCTGCTCTATCACCCTCTACTATCGTGTATGGATGATAAGTGTAATAATTCGTATCATTTTCTTTTGAAAATACCACTCTAGAAATTATATTTCTTACTGTAGTATTACTATATGTTATCGTTGGGTGGTGTAGAAAATAATTATCTGCCATTGTTATGCTCTTCTACGACGTTTTGTTTTTATAAAATCAAAATCATTGCCTTCATCAGGATAAAAATCATTTGCTAGCCATATTTCTATCTCTTGCATTTGTATAGTAAGAGAGATAGCTGCAGCTTCAATGAAGTCTGAACTCTTTACTGGGAATTCCTTTACAAATGCTGGTCCTCCTGCTGCTGTATAATTCACATCAATATTAGTAATAACACACCTCTTAAATTGTTTAAGTTCTGGCTGAACAGAAACTTCAAAAATAGCTGGGTATTTTAATATTGAGGGCATGTTTTCAACTCTCTCTGGAAGCATCTCTCTTCTGAAATACCCAATAATTTTTTTAATTACATCTGTTTCTTGTTTAGACTCTGGATAGAACGTCCATGAAAATCCAAAGCTCTTGAACCCAGTTCCTTGATATATCATTACTGGATAAGGATTTGTTGTGACGTTAAAGGCAGCCTTGGCTGCAGCACCTATCGGACCACCTACCCCAGTTAATAAATATGTCCCAGCTGCTGCAGCTGCTTGTGTTGGTGACTGCCCAATTCTGTTAGCAACATCCGCAGCAATGTTTCCTGCACGATCAGCAACACCGTTACCGAATAGGTTAGATACACTCTTCGTACCATTTGTAGTCATGAGAGAATCAAGTGAATTTTTCATAAACTCACCACCAAAAAAAAGATCTTCTCTACTATATGAAGCACCATACTGATCAGTCAGCGTTGCAGGGAACGGGAGATATATCGACTTTTCAAAACTAAAAGTTCGTTTAGCTTCTTGGGGCCTGTCTTGATTGCAGGAAAACGCGTTGAACTCAATGTAAAACTCATCTCTCAAATCTGACGGAAATACAAGAGGGGAAATGGATGTTAGCAGACTTGTTCTTTTTTGTTCTACTTTTTTATCAGGTAGGGAGGAATTTGCTCCATCTGTTTTTGGAGGAACAGCACTTGTCCCCAACTCTTTAGATACTATCATTTTTTTCCTATGAGTTACAAAGGTATATTTAAACCTAGAAACCCCTCAAAATACAGAGGTAATCCTTGTAATATTATTTATCGCTCTCTCTGGGAGTGTAGGTTCATGGGGTATCTTGACACCCACCCAGATGTGATTGAGTGGGCAAGTGAAGAATTTTCCATTCCATATTTATCACCCATTGACAATAGAATGCACAGATACTTCCCTGATTTCTGGATTAAAAAAAGAAACAGGCAGGGGCTTGTAGAAGTAATTGTTGTAGAGATCAAACCCAAAAAACAGACTGAGGCGCCAAAACCACAGAAAAGAATGACGAAGACTTATCTTCAAGAAGTCAAGACCTGGGGAATAAATAGTTCTAAGTGGCATTATGCCAGGAAATTTTGCGAAGATAGGAAATGGAAGTTTCAGATCATGACTGAAAACGAGCTAGGAATCAAGTAATGGCAACATATAGCCAAACACTAAGGCAGGCAATGACCAAGGGAAACATTAAAGATGCTTCCGATTGGTTTGTTAATACGTTTCAAGAATTAGACAAACTTGACACGAGAGCTTTAATTCAAAAAGGTGAACCTGAAAGACTTACGAAAAAGATCGTAATCGGGAAAATGTATCTTTTTCACTACGATCCCAAGTGGAAAGATGTTCTTCCTCTTTATGATAGGTTTCCTCTTATATTTCCTTTTGATTATGCGGAAGGTGGGTTCTACGGATTAAACTTCCATTATATCCCTTATGTTCAAAGGGCAAGGCTTCTTGATAGTCTAATGGGTCTTGCGAACAATAAAACATTCACCGATAGTATGAGATTGAATTTAAGCTATAGATTGTTAAAATCTGTTGCAAAATCAAAACTTTATGAACCCTGTGTGAAGCGGTATCTAAATAGCCACGTAAGATCCAGATTTCTATTGGTATCACCCCAAGAATGGACTAAAGCGCTAGTGCTTCCACTAGAGGATTTTGTTTACAAGAAGAAATAATGCTAGACATTAACAAGTTCAAATCAGAAATACAAAAGTATGATGTAGAAAGACCTAATCTTTTTACAACGTACATTTACATGCCTAGAAGCATGCATCCTGATCTTCAGGAATATATGAGTTCTCTCTATAATCCGTTGCGTCTTTTTGCTCAGAATGTATCGATGCCTGATATTCGTATTTCAACCAATCCCGTAAAAAGATATGGGTTTGGACCCAATCAGTTAATGCCTGTAGGTGTTGAATTCAATAATACAGTCAGTATAACGTATATTAACGACGCATCAGCTAGACTTTATACTCTTTTTTACAACTGGATCAGGTCAATAAATCCTGCAGATAACAGAATTCCTGCAGCTGGTACGCCAAGCGAGATTGATGGTGAAGAAGTAGCTAACCCTGCTTTTGTCCTTTCATATCAAGACACATATGTGTCAGAAATTAACATAACCACCTATAGAGGTTCGCCTGGCAAGTTCGGAGGATCTGGTTTAGGACAGTTAGCTCTTTCTGCAATTTCTTCTGGACTAGGAGTTCCTTTTGTTGGTTCTTTGTTTGGAAGCAGGGCCGCTCCAGAATTTCAGTTGGAGCCAATTAGAAGGATTGCACTTCTTAAAGCATATCCAATTGCAATGAGTGAGGTTGGTTTATCATCAAGTTCCACAGACGCATACTCAACATTTACTGTAACATTTGCATATCATAATTACAGACTAGGTTTGGCTGAACAAGCAGCTGCAGATAGTTCGTCTAGCGGTCTGTTTGGTGGAATATTTTAAAATTATATCAGGAGATTATTATGGCTTTACCAAAATTAATGCATCCAACCTTTGAGTTGACTATTCCATCAACAAAACAAAAGGTAACTTTCAGACCATTTCTTGTTAAAGAAGAAAAACTATTGCTCATGGCAAAACAAAGTGGAGAGCAGCAAGATATTATTAACGTAGTCCAGCAAGTTATTGTCAACTGCGACGTAGAGGAAGTGCTGAACCCAAAAGAGTTGGCTTCTTTTGACCTAGAATACTTGTTTTTACAGCTTAGAGCAAAATCAATCGGTGAAGCAATAGAAATAACATACGTTGATCCAGAAGATGAAAAAACCTATGACTTTAGTATTCTAGTTGATGATATCAAAGTCAAGGAAAACGATGAACACAATCGAGTTATCCAATTATCTGACACATCTGGGATTGTTATGAGATACCCCAGTGCAAGACTGATGACCGATGTTGTTTCCCAAGATGATGTTGCAGACATCTTGTTTTTCATGATCAGAGGGTGCATGGACCATTATTTTGAAGAAGATCATATCCATTATTTCAAGGACTCTAAACCAGAAGAAGTAGATGTCTTTATTGAAAGTCTACCAACCAATGTGCTTAAAAGTTTCGAAAAGTTTTTTGATACGATGCCAAAACTGTACCACAAAATAAGTTACACCAATGAAAAGGGAACAGAGAGAGAAATTGAGTTTAAATCTATTGAAGATTTTTTTATGTTGGGCTGAGTCACAATAATTTAGAAAACTATTATAAGGTAGTTTTTGTGTTGGCTCAGCATCACCACTATTCAATAGCTGAAGTAGAAAATCTCATACCTTTTGAAAAAGACATATATCTAGAACTGTTAAAACAGCACGTTAAAAACCAAGAGGAAATAGCAAAGAATGGCAACTAATACAGATAGTTTTGTACAGCAGCTTAAGGAGATGCGAGCATTACGTCTTCAGCAAATTAGGCAGCAGTCCGCTGATCAAAGATATCAGACTTCGATGCTCAATTATCAAAGAAGCGTGTTAAGAAGTAACGAGAAACTTGTTTCTAGTATAAACAGCTTGGGAAATAAATTAACATTAACCGTTACCAGTCTTGTTAATGCTGTAAGTAAAACAGGAGGCGCTGCCGTGGGAGCAGCAGCTTCCGGTGTAACTAACCTCTCTGCTGCTATTGTCGATGGATTAATTAAATCTCTACCACTAGCTATTGGAGGAGTGTTCGCTAAGATCTTCCTTTGGGACAGCATGTCGGGTGATACAAAATCTAAGCTCTCCAGCTCATTTGGAAAGTTGTTCAGTAAACTCTTCTCCTTTGTTGAGAATACTTTTGATGGCCTCGTAGCTGGTATAATAAAGACAGTTCAACAGATCAAAAAAGCATATGACGATCTAGATCTAAGATTTCCAATGTTAGATAAGATTGGAAAAAAACTTAGTGTATTCTTTGACATTATAAGCGAGTCTATGAAAGTAGTTTCTTCTTATGCTCAAGACCTGTTTGATTTTGCAAAAGAGAATCCTAAAACAGCTATTGCAGCTGCACTGGGTGCATATCTTTCTCCTCAAATTCTAGCTATACTTGGATCTATCGTTGCTGGTGTTGTCACAACCACGATCTTTAAAGGAGTGATGACTAGGCAGCTTTCTCAACTACTTGCAGCCGGTGGTGGAGGAGTTGGTGCTATGGCAACTGGTAGAACCTTAGGTGAATCAATGGGGGCAAGGGGTGCTGCAGAGTTCGCAGAAAAGGCTGGGGTATCTCTTGCAGAGAATGTTTTTGTTGGTGAAGCTGGGAAAGCAATTGTTGATGCCAGTGGAAGACCTATACTAAGAACATCTCCAGCGATGACGACTGGGCAAAAATGTTGCTGGGGTGGCATTACTTGCTCTTGAACCATCTGGCGGTAATATATCTTTCGAATCTTGGGAGGATGATCGTGGAGTTGGTATGTTGAACTCCAAGGATAACCCAAAAAGAAGGGAGTTCATGTCAAGCGATAGTGATCCTAACATGGTAGCCCTTGCATACGCTCTACGTGATGCTGGTAATGAAAGACTTGATAACAAGGATCTCAGACCAGGCTCAGTACTGGTTGTTAGTAAGAGATGGGTGTATAGAGCAAAAGGAACCGGTAAAGGAGATCAGGTTGCATTTGTTAGAATGATGGTAGGTACTATCTCAAAAGAAACTATAGATTTTCCAGACGTGTATGTCGAGAGACGTGACACATACGAAAAGATGGTCAATGATCTAAAAACTAGGCTGATGCGCGACAACGAAGTTCAGATTGCTCCTGGAACTGATACAAGCACGGTAACTGGATCCCAGACGACAAGAACTTCTGGAGAAAGTATATCTGGACTTGCAGGATTTATACAAAGATACGAAAGCGGTCCTGCTGGTTACAACCAGATGTTTTTGAATCCTAAAACTGGTAAGCCTTTTGTTGATTCTGGGAAACCAATTACTGAAATGACTGTTGGAGAAATTAAAAAGCTCCAGGCTGAGCAGGTAAGGATGACGAGAGAAGCTGGTATTGGTAAGAGTGACAAGACTGGAAAGGTAGTTGGAACAGGCGCGATTGGAAGATATCAGTTTACAGAGACAACCCTTGCTGCTCTTCTGAGCACGATGGGAGTGAAAGACGATGCTATATTTGATAAAGCACTACAGGATAAACTGTTCGTGAGTCTGATTGGAAGGGCATACCAACAGTATATGGACGGTACGATTGATGTGGATGAATTCACGAAGATTATGAAAGGGCAATGGGAAGCATTCCGAACACCCAAAGCCGAAAAAGAACTGAGAGAATACCTTGTTGCTATGAAAAAAGAAAGCGGTACTGAATCAGCAAGACTTATTAGTGAAGAAGGTAAAATTATTCCTAAGACAGAGATTCAAAGAAAGAAAGCGTTAGACAGAATAAAAGAGCTTTTACCAGAGCTCACCAAGGATGATGGAATCCTCGAAACACCACTTATCACGTCCAGAGGTGTAGATGTTATTGAAAGTGTGAGGAATAAAGTAGGAGATTATATGGACGAAAGATCCAAATCCATAAGAGAGCAAATGAAGGGGAAGTACTCAGAAAGTGATCCAGAAGCTCTGAAAAACACATTAGTAGATACCCTCAGAATAACAAGAGATGTTATCGACCTTCAAAAACTTGAAGCTGGTGATGGTATGAACGCTCCACATTCCACTGTTATAAACAACATCACAAACAACAATACAAGTTCCTCGTCAGCTGGTGCGTCAAAGGATGTTTATCCAGTAATGGCAAGAAACAAATTTGAACATAAGACATTAGCTGGATTAGCATAATAAAAAGGGGCCATCTGGCCCCTTTCTTTTTAGTCGTCGTTGATTAACGACTTAAACGCTTCGAGATCTTCATCCTCATCCCAAGGAGCATCTTGCTTGGGTTTAGAAGCTGGCTTAGCACTCTTTGCTGGTTTGGCCAACTGTTCAAAATCCTCTTCATCAACGATAGTACGCTGAGATGCATTTTGAACTGGTTTTGTTGAACCACTACCATCAAGGGCAAGCACTCGATAGAGCTTTTGCTTCAAATCATCATAAGGTTTGAAGTGTTTCTCATCGAGGAACTCCTGTAGAGAGTGTTCCTGCTTCCAGATAGACTCGAGCTCCGAGTCATCATCGAGTAAAGGTGATTGCTCTTCAAACTCTGATTTATCGTAGTTGCGATACCCCTCAACATTACGAATCTTCAGTTTGAAGTTTGCACCCGCCCAAAGATCAAATGGATTAATTGGATCCTCGTCCTCGAACTCTGGATTCATTGCTGCGTTCAACTTGTCAAAGATCTTCTTGCCGTACTTGAACAAGAATACCTTGCCTTCGTTTTCTGGATGAGATTTGTCGCTTACAACGTAGATGTTCGAGATGAAATTCAGCTTACGCTTTTGCTTGCGAACCTGATCTTGATTTTCTTTTGTACCAGTTGCCCATAGTTGGGTATTGTACTCCGAGACAGGATCAGCCTTACCAATTGTAGTTAGTGATTTCTCGATATACCACTGACCACCAGGACCTTTGAATCCGTGATCGAAGATACGAACAAAAGGCACATCTTCACCATCAGGTGCAGGTAGGAAGCGAATCACAGCATATCCATTACCAGACTTATCAACTTCTGGTTGCCAGAAACGAGTGTCTTGTTCGCGAGTGTTACCTTCTGGATTTGATAGCTTCTGAACTTGCTGAGTGAGCTTTTCGAGGGACGACTTGGAAGACTTTTTGAGATTTGAAAATGACATCGTATTTTCCTTATTTAAATATATGTTTGTATATGTTTCGTATCCACAGACTCATGATCTACTGCACAACAGAATGAGCCTGAGACTCTTCTATTATACTTCTGTATTTATCTAGATCAACCGAAATAAATGGCGATAATTTAGATAATTTTACACCCTCTGATTTCCAGACTGGATCGTCAAGATTCTGATCCCAGTACCTAAAAAGACAACTCTTATTTAACTTGTCAATGATGATTAGGGTTTCAGCCGTTATTTGTTTGCTGAGATAACGCCTGAACAACTGAGGGTGCTGACGATTCTTGACCTTGTATTCTTCTTTAAGATTGTCTATCTGTTCTAGATCATTCTTAAAAAAGTAACTCAGGGATTGAATCTTCTTCAACCAATCTCTATAGTTCTTTTCCGTTGCATTCTCATTAACAAGATCTCCTATCCAGAGATCTCCGTTTTGATAGAGATTTGCAACAAGGAAGCCAATAGGATCTTTATGTTTTGCTAGCTTCGAAAAGAAGTACTTGTCGTTTCTTTTCTCAAAAGCACCATACGATACTTTTATCTTTCCAAGATACTTAAAATAGTCGTATGAATCTAACTGAAAATGTCTTTTGAGCGCACAGTACAGTTTATACGCTTCATAATCAGTCATAGTGGTAGCTTTTGTGTCTTAGGCAAATAGTTAAGTTGCTCAGCCTCTTCTTGGATAGACGCCTTGAGCTTGGAGTTATTTTTAATTAGCGAAGCAGCTGTTTCTATATCGATGCTATTTTTATCACAGAAATAAACAACAGCATCAATGTACTCCATCTTCTTTTCACTGACAAGTTTTTCTATTTCTTTTGAGAACTCAACAATACTAACAAAGTTAAGATCCTGAATCATTGAGTTTTCCTTGTTGGTCTCTTATAGAAGACGTGCTGACCTATGCGAACGGTCTTTTTCAACTTCCAGTTGGGATTGATGTATGTTGCGTGAAAGAATAAAGATCCTTTGCTGGGGTCTTTAGCATCTTCATCGGAGTAGTTGTATATTATATCAGATGCAAGTTGTCTAATCCACCGATACCTACTTGGATCATCAATCTTGGGATTCTTGCCACGAGAACATACCCATGAGAATTGGCACATACTTCTTTCTTTTTGGTACACTACCTCACAGATTGTTTTCGGAAAGTGTGGATCAGATACTCTATTGAGAGTAACAAAACCAACTGCTCTGATTCCTGCTTCGGGTTCATTCTTGGCTTCAAAATACATGTTCTTCGCTAAACACTCTACTTGTCGTTCTGATACTTGACTGAATGTGCTAGATGTGTACAACAATGACGTGTCGGTTTCATACTGCGTGTCATCAGCAAGTACAAGCGAACATAAACCAAGAAGTGCTATTAACACTATCTTTTTCATGTTTACTTCCTCTTTTGTTGTTACGGGAAATTTAGAATACGAGGATATACTACTTTCAGTTACCAGATTTTTAAATATCACAATGACATCCTTATCAAGAACTGCTCATAATGCTTTGGGCCGTTGACCCTATTGTAGATAATGGTATTTATAATAATTATACGGTGAGACCTAATCTCTTAGCGTCTTTCCTAAGCTCGTCTCCGTGTGTATCAAATAGTTCGATTAACTTCAAATTGGCATCTTCTGCAGATCCAATACCTAGATCCTGCCTGCAATCATATTTGAAATCTTTATATTTGCCTTCCTCATCAACATAATGAAAAAAAACTTGTGTTTGTCTGTTGCCTTGATAAGGAGTTCTCCAATGTGGGAGTTTTACACCACTATACACCAGCATGTCGCCTGGGTATAGTAATATAGGTAAGTTTCTACCTTCTAGATTTTCAACCCACAGTTCCCAGGGATCCGGATCATTTGATATGCATAGAGACGCAGAGTATTCACAACTCGGTCTATCTATATGTCTCCTCATGTCCGAGCCAGGATAATATATTCTCATATAGCTATATGTTGGAAGAAGCTTCTTTTTAGTAATTTCTTCTATCTTAGGCTGTAACATCTGCAATAACGCATCTGTACAACTCCACCCATACAAAGGAAAACTATTTTTACATAGATTGTCAGAGAAATAGTTTGTGTCCGATTGATCGATACCCTCGTTGAAATAAGTAAATTTTCTCACCATCTCAGCCTGGCGATCGATTAGAGAGCACATATCTTCAGAAACAGAATTTCTGACAATTTGATATAGACGTTGTTCAAACATATAAGATTGGAGTGATGCCAGCTGATTGGATGATAAGGACAGCTGGCGAAACCTCATCTAGAGCTTAAGCTGCTAGAGCGTACTCGCTATCATTTGCGGTTACTTTTTTTGCTTGATTTACGGTCATCGCCTACCGTGTTGCCGTCTCTGCTATCTCACCCTGTCGAAACCATGTCTAGCCCATCAGAAGTGTCCTGCTGTTCACAGGTCAGGAATTCCAATCCTCAGAGTCTTGTTAAACTCTTACATATCACCCTAAACAACACTTCTGGTGGACTAGGTGGGAGTCGAACCCACGTCCAGAATGCCTTCACTTTGAAGGAATTACAACAATATGTTACACACTATGTAGGATCCGCCCCTACGTTACCGACCAGCGGTATCTTAGTCTATTCGTCGCCTTTGCCACTTCTAGATGAATAGTGTGTTCTTTGAGTTGTTTGCAGTAGTTTAAACACTGCCCACAACTAACATCATCCTCAGTCAGCCGACTGATTAATTCGTTCTTAGATTTGTAATCTGATTGTTTTATGTTTCTACAAACACAAATAATCATTCACGTCCCCACTTGATTTTAAGCCAGAGTCTTTCATGTATGTAGTGAGCTACTGTCATAAAAATATTTATGATTACAGCTCCCTGAATACCAGTCCATGCAGCTGTAACCAAAGTTGCAACAATACGCCAAGATACCGATCTTATCAACGTTCGCTTATGAGATTCCATTATTTCTGTGCCCTAATATCATCGATAATATTATCTACCAGTGAACTTTCAATCTGGTTTACGCTGTAAGGAAGTGACTCATCCTTAACCATAATATACTGCTGCAAGGGAGTCCCTTTTTTTATTACAACACTATCGTTAAGACTGTGCCAAAATAACTGGACATTCAGAAAATTAGTATGTTTTAAGATTCCACAAGCAGATGTAAATTCGTTTCTATCGCTAAGTGGAATAGGCATGGCTATTACAGAGTATCCCTTGGGTATTTTAACTACCCAGGGAGACTGAATTTTTACGATAGTTTTGAGTGTGTTTTTTTTAAAGTTACCAAAATCAAATAGCTGTGAGGCTGGATGCAGGCTGATGTAGTCGTTCATTAGATCCCCGTACATTAATTTTTTTTGATCTATTTCACACTCAAAATCAAAACTAACACCATCGCCATTAGTGTGGATTACAAAGTCCTGATAGGATCTTTGAATCCACCCCATATTACCAATACCAATAATACCTGGACACCTGGATGTGTGGGCCGATACACGCCTGCACTGCTTGAGATCAGCAACCATTTTATTGTACCAAACAAAATCACTTATGTTTGATTTCTCAATGGGCATACTACTTACCAGATCAGGTATAAATGTGTAAAACTCTAACATGATATAGCTGGGTCAAAACTAATGAAAGTTTACTATCTAATGTAATTACCTGTTACGACAACGTAGATGAACAAGACCCAACCAAACCTTAGAGCAATATCAAACCAACGCTCAAAGTGGTCTAACCAAGTCTTGCTGCCAGAGTTTTTTGATTCTGGCGAGAGACTCATTGTACGCCCGCGTTATAAGCATCAAGTGTTTTCTTAAACTTACCAGCATGGCTACGTTCTG